CAGTATCAAATTGCGTTCGTCGCAGATCAAGAAATTAATCTTTTGGCAGCGTTAACAGAAATTATGGTGGAGTGTGAATTCAAATGATTAAATCTTTTGGTTTATTGATTTTAAGATTATCAATAGGAACGATGTTGATACATCATGGATACGAAAAAACAGCAGACATAGAAAATTTTGCGGATGCTTTTGTAAGACCTCTTGGATTACCATTTCCAATTTTCTTATCTTACATCGCTGCTTATTCTGAAATATATGGTAGTTGGTTATTGATTATTGGACTACTTACAAGATTAGGTGCGTTATCAATTGTAGGGACAATTGCAGTGGCGATATATCACGCACTTGCTACATCAGGTTTTAATATTTACTTACTCGAACTATTAATCTTATACTTTGGTGGGGCATTCTGTGTTCTCTGTTACGGTGGAGGAGACTTTGCACTTGACAGATTTTTGAGAAAGTTTAGAATAAAATTTAACAGACCACACTTACCTTTTGAATAATTAAAAATATGGCAAACAAAGGATTTGTAGGAATATTTGCTAACTGTTTAGAGGTAGCAAAAGAAATATATCCAAACGATGAAACAGCAGCATATGATTATGCTAAGATAATGAAGACGCAAAGAGCAGTAAGTGAAGCGTGTGATCATTTTACAAAACTTGGTTACTCATGGAATACACCTCAAACAGATCAACAGGGATTTGACTGGGATGCTTTAGTCTGTAGACCTGGCGAGGAAGCAAAAAAAGTTCAAGTAAAATCTGCGGGGTATTGCAAAAATTATGAAAAAGGAACTGATAGTTGGGAAGTTAATCTAAAGTCTGGACATTTTTCTAAAGACAGTAAGCATATGGATGGTGGTACTTGTAGAAAAGTTCCATATGATTTTGATTTAATTTTTATTTTAGATGGTGATGGAAAACAAACTATTATGACTCAAGATGAAGCGTTAAAAAAACCTGATGGTACATATAGAGTTCATTCAATAAAAGTTAAAAGGTCGCACAATATATCACAAGCAAAGATTGACTTTTCTTAGTCAATTTGCTACAATAATTTTATTATGACTAAATCAACTATCGCTAAAACTAGAGCACAAATTAAATCCTATCAGTATTATATCTTTTGGGGTGCTTGTACTATTGCTGTTATGGCAGGACAAATTTTTGTAGGTGCAGGATATCAATCAATGTCAGAGTCAGTAAAAGATCTTACTGAAATGATTGAAATTAAAATTGAACTTGAAGAATTAAGAAAAAATAGAAGTGGTTTTATCTATTAAATCTTATAAGACACCTTTAAGATATCCTGGTGGCAAGTCTCGTGCTTGCAAAAAGATGGATCCTTTTTTTCCAGACCTTAGATATTATGATGCATACTATGAACCATTTTTAGGTGGTGGTAGTGTAGCATTACATATTACAAAAAAATATCCCAAACTCAAAATTATTGTCAATGATTTATATGAACCATTATATAATTTTTGGTTACGTTTACAACTTGATGGAGACTATGTTCATAGTGAGTTACAACAATTAAAATCAAGATTTCCTGATCGTGGCTCTGCGAGAGGATTATTTTTAGATGCAAAAGAAAAATTATATGACTTAGATGTATCAGACAAAGACCGTGCTGTTTGTTTTTATATCATAAACAAATGTTCATTTAGTGGTCTTACTGAATCTTCATCATTTTCAGAACAAGCGAGTGATGCGAACTTCTCAATGAGAGGCATCGATAAATTACCAGTTTATAGTAAGTTAATTAAAGATTGGTATATTACAAATGTAGATTATAAACATTTGTTAGGAGATGGAGAAAAAACATTTGTATATCTTGACCCACCATACGATATCAAGGATAATTTGTATGGTAAAAAGGGTTCTATGCACAAAAAGTTTGACCACGATGATTTCGCAGAAAGATGTGAAATATATAAATCAGAGATGCTTATAAGTTACAATTCAGATCAATTAGTTAAAAACAGATTTAAAGATTGGAATTGTGCTGAATTTGATTTGACATATACAATGCGTTCCGTAGGAGAGTATATGAGAAATCAAAAAACAAGAAAAGAGTTACTTCTCTTTAATTACAAATTAGGAGTTTTTTAATGGACGATAGACCATCAGATATGTATCAGGACATGAAGAAACTTAATATGCTTTATGAAGAGATGTGTTGGGATAATGATGATATTTTAGAATTTTATCCTGACTATGATAACAACACTATTATCATCCGAAACAAAAGTATGGATGAGGATATGATTAGCGGATAGTATGTCAGAATTTTTAAAACGTCATATCGGACCTTCAGAATCAGAGCAACGAAAAATGCTTGTTGATTTAGGTCTATCTACTATTGATGAATTAGTAAGAGAGATTGTCCCTGATTCTATATTACTTCGTGGTGATAGTAACTTACCAGAAGGATGTAGTGAACAAGAAGCACTTGCAGAATTAAAAGATATTGCTTCACATAATATTGTTAAAAGAAGTTTGATTGGACAAGGATACTATGGAACAATTACACCACCAGTTATCCAAAGAAATGTATTTGAATATCCTGCTTGGTATACATCTTACACACCATATCAGGCAGAGATATCTCAAGGTAGATTAGAAGCATTATTTAATTATCAAACTTTAATTACAGAACTTACTGGACTCCCAGTTGCAAACGCATCTTTATTAGATGAAGGAACTGCTGCTGCAGAGGCAATGTTACTTGCTCATAGTCAAAGTAAGAAAAAAGATTTTATAGTTGATGATAAAATATTTCCACAAACATTAGAAGTATTACAGACAAGAGCAAAACCATTAGGTATTAATATAGTAAAAGTTGATTTAGAGAAACTCGTTGATTTAGAATCACTGGAAAATTCATTTGGTCTTATAATTCAATATCCTAATAATCATGGAGCATTGAAATATCATGATGGATTTTTAAGATGTGCTGAAGCTTACAAGTGTATGAAAATTGCAATTGTTGATCCTCTATGTCAGGTTCTTATGAAACCTGTAGGAGAGATGGGGTTTGATATTGCAGTTGGTAGTATGCAAAGGTTTGGAGTTCCAATGGGATTTGGCGGACCACACGCAGCGTTCTTTGCAATTACAGATAAGTATAAAAGAAAAATACCTGGTAGAATCGTAGGACAATCTGTAGATGCTCAAGGTAATAAAGCATTACGACTTGCACTACAAACCAGAGAGCAGCATATACGAAGAGATAAAGCAACATCTAATATTTGTACTGCACAAGCTCTACTTGCTAATATGGCAGGATTTTATGCTGCATATCACGGAGCAGAAGGTCTTAAAAATATTGCAACTCGAATTTTAATTTATAGAGAAGTTTTATTAACAGGATTATCTTGGTTAGGTATAGAAGTAGATAAAACAGAGGGATTTGATACAGTAAGATTTAAAAGTTTTCTTGCAGTTGAAGGATACAATGTTCGATATGAAGATGACCATACTATCATAACTCTAGATGAACTTACGACTCTTGATGAAATCAAAGAATTGTTAAATTCACAACAAGATTTGGTTAACAAATACGATACTATCGATCATATTGTTGACGCAGTGGGTAATTATCGATGGATACTCACTCCTGAGAGAACAAAACCTTGGTTAAGACAAGATGTTTTCAATCGTTATCATAGTGAAACTGATATGATGAGATACATCAATGAGTTAGTATCTAAAGATTTTTCACTTGTAAATGGTATGATGCCACTTGGAAGTTGCACGATGAAATTAAATGCAGCATCAGAACTTATGCCTGTAAGTTGGAATGAGTTTGCAAATATGCATCCATTTGCACCTGACCATCAAACACTTGGATATCAAAGAATTATGTTTGATTTACAAGAGTGGTTATGTGACATCACTGGTTTTGCTGAAGTATCATTACAACCAAACGCAGGTTCACAGGGAGAGTATGCAGGTCTACTTGCAATACAAGAATATCATCGAAGCAATGGTGATGCAAACCGAAATGTTTGTTTGATACCGACAAGTGCACACGGAACTAATCCTGCATCAGCAGTGATGGCAGGTATGAAGATTGTTCCTGTGAAGTGTGATGATGAAGGTAACATTGATTTAAAAGATTTAGAAAAGCAAGCACTTATGAACTATCTTGAGTTGTCTTGTATTATGATTACATACCCATCAACTCACGGTGTATTTGAACCAACTGTCAAAGAGATTTGTAGAATCGTTCACGAAAATGGTGGACAAGTTTATCTTGATGGTGCAAACTTAAATGCACAAGTTGGACTTGCAAAACCAGGTGAATATGGTGCTGATGTATGTCATATGAATCTACACAAAACATTCTGTATACCTCACGGTGGTGGAGGTCCTGGTGTCGGTCCTATCGGTGTTGCAGAGCATCTTGTTCCTTTTATGCATCATCGTGTATCAGCAGCAGTTCAAGGTAGTGCATCTATATTACCAATCAGTTGGATGTATATAAGAATGATGGGTGCTGATGGATTAAGAAAAGCAAGTGAAGTATCTTTACTTACAGCAAACTGGTTAGTTCATCGTATTGAACCATTCTTTAAAGTATTATATAAAGGTAACAACGGAAGAGTTGCACACGAATGTATCTTTGATGTCAGACACTTTGATGGTATTACTGCTGAAGATGTAGCAAAGAGATTAATGGATTATGGTTTTCACGCACCGACATTATCTTGGCCAGTTACAGGAACAGTTATGGTTGAACCAACTGAAAGTGAGTCTCTATATGAACTTGAAAGATTTGGTGAAGCAATGGTAAGTATTCGCAGAGAGATTGACAAGAACAAAGATATCTTGAAAAACTCACCTCATACTGCAAGGGTTGTAAGTTCAGACAAATGGGAGTATAATTATAGTCGTGAAGAAGCAGCATATCCTGCCAATCAAACTAATAAGTTTTGGCCAGCGATATCACGAATCGACAATGTTTACGGAGACCGTAATCTTGTTTGCTCTTGTGAAAATTATTTTGATAATGAAGATGGAACTAAAAGACTGGTTGAACTCAATTAACCAAACAAAGAAAAATTTAATAGATGAAGACCCTTCTGTAGAGAAAGATTATCCTCCATATATTATTAATCGTTGTTTCTCAGGGCACTTAGATGCAATCCTTTTTGCGAATGAAATGAATAGGTATAATTTCTTACCAAAGAGAATGCAGTACGACTTTTATATAAATACCCTCAGAACTAAGAAGAGATTCTCTCCTTGGCTTCGTAAGGATATGATCAAAGACCTTGATTATGTGAAACGTTATTATGGTTATAGTAACGAAAAAGCAAAACAAGCTTTGAAGATTCTGACAAAAAAACAACTCAACTTTATAAAATCTAAATTTGATACTGGAGGAGCGAAATGAGTGTTGTTAAAGAACCTGAAGTGGCATGGTCTCCCGACCAAATGATTGAAGTTACATTAAATGAACCAGATGATTTCCTAAAAGTCAGAGAAACTCTCACAAGAATTGGTGTAGCAAGTAGAAAAGAAAAGAAGATATATCAAAGTTGTCACATACTTCATAAACAGGGAAGGTATTATCTTGTCCACTTTAAAGAACTTTTTGCTCTTGATGGAAAACACGCTAACCTTACTTCTAATGATGTTCAGCGTCGCAACCGTATTGCTCAGCTTCTTGCTGATTGGGGATTGGTTGGTGTGGTCGATGTAGT